GCCCTACACGACGCTCGGCCGAGCTCCCACCCGGGCGGGCAGGTGCCCGGGAGAAAGCGAGGAAGATATGAAAGTACGCACGTTTTTGAACAAGCTGCTGATTGGCACAAGCACAACCAAGCAAGTGGACATCTTTTACAAAGACAAGGCCGATGGCGGCATGTATGGCAACATGCTTACTCTTCGCCGTGAAGAACTCAGAGATGTTCTTGGGGTTGACCATCCTGCGATGCACTTAACTGTCGTGTCTTTTGGGATTTGCGACAGCGGACAGACTCTTGAAATTCGAGCAAGATAACCCACCTGACGATGGCCCGGCGGCACCGGGTCGAAACCATTTTGTTGGAATCAACAAGATGGTCGTGGGAAGCCACAGAAAGGAAAGGTGATAAGTATGACCGACAAGATGAAGGACACCAAGGCCATGAGCGAGAAGCTGCTGATCCTGAGCAAGCTGGACCCGTTTGCCTTCGGCAAGGCCTGCGGCATGATCGAGCAGGCCGAGCGGGATGAATCCCGCATGCGGGAGCTGGAAGCCCAGCTGGCCGCACTGAGCGAGAAGCGGGCGGGCTGACGAAGCCCGCCGGTTAAGGAGGTGAGTAGAGATGAACCGAATCGTCAGTCCAATAAAAAAGCCCGCACAGGGCGGGCAGAAAGGAGCATTTATGAAAATCAAAACCTTCGAAGAGTGGGTCGCGGCGGTAGAAAGGGAATACGTCAAGTTTTACACCATGCATGAATACCTGAATGCCGACGGGACGGCCCGCCTCAATACGTTCCAGGTGCTCAGTGAGGTATCGTGCTTTGCCTCGACCGCCAGCGAGATGCTGGAGCTGATCGAAGCTTATGAAGGGCTTTCCGAAGCTCCCAACGCCGCCGCCCCGGTTCGCGCACTGAAAGTGATTGCGGCACAGGAGAATGCCGAGAAAGAAGATTCACGGGTATTCGACAAATGATGTGGTTTCCTACAAAAATTGCAATTATGAACGAAAATTTACAAATGTGGTTTTGAGGTGATTTTGTGATTTTAAAACAACTTCATAATACGGATGTGGACAAGTGGATAAAAGAACGCCATTACCTCAAGTCTACTCCGGCGGGCGCTGTAATCCGCCTTGAATTTCTCAATGATAGTGGAGAAAGAATTGGGGCAATGATGTGGGGGAGACCTATAAGCCCGAAAGTCGACCAAAAGCACACGCTTGAACTTACGAGAATGTATTTTGTGGATGAAACCGAGCATTGTGTAGAAAGTAAGGCACTTGGGATGGCGCGAAAGTACATACGAAAACATTATCCAGAAATCAAAGGGCTGATAGCCTACTCCTCGAACGGACAGCAGCACGAAGGGACAATTTATCAAGCTGATGGTTGGTTTCTCATATCGAAAAGCGATAGCCCAAATGGAAGTTGGGAAAATCGCGCTGGAAGGAAAAACCGAGACTTGAGCGTAAAACTAAAATTTGCTCGGTCCCCGTAACAGGGGAACATCTTACTGCATGTGGTCTTGTCGAAAACTTAAGGTTCTCGGCTTTGCATTCGGGTCTCTTGGGTTGCGACAACTAAAAAGCACAATCTTTTTGAGAGTATCAAAGTCATAGCCTTTCCCTTGCTTTTCGACACCTTGCAAATTGACCATCGAAGACGCCCGCGAACTGGCCCGGAGAGCCTATGCCATGGACCGGGCGGCAAAATCTGGAGATTGCGGAAAACAAACAGGCGATTTCATGTGGTTGCTGTTCACTCTGGCTGGGGTCAGAGGGACGGAAAACATCATTGAAGAGATCAAAGCGGCAGAAAAGGCCGCTGAATAAATAAACGCCAACCCGGCGGAAAGGAGCAGTAAATGGAAGAAGCAAAAAACGAAACTGAGCAGATCTATGTGAACGACGATGGGGTAATGAAGATTATCTGCCCGTTCTGCGGGGCATTGCAAACGCCCCGGCGGCGCAGCTATGAGGATGCCCAGGACGCGGCCGAGGATGCTGCCGCCCAGTGTGACTGTGATGAGGCCCGGGAATGGCGCATGCGCACAGTGGCCAAATGCACAGTGAAGCCCTTCCGGGCGGATGCAAAGCCGGAAAATGTGGAGGTGGCCGCCTGCAAGTTCTGCGGCCAGACACAGCCGGTGCCGGTGGGCAACCTGCTTGACAGCGGCCTGAGCGCCCGGGAATATGTGAGCCGCATGTGTAAGTGCGGCGCGGCCAGAACCTACCAGGCAGAACTGGAAGCCGAGCGGCGCCGGGCGCAAACCATGCACGAGGCGTGGGAAACCATTGAATCCATGTTTGCACTGGAAGACGCCACCGACGAAAAAGCAGTGAGAAGCCGGGGCATTGTGACCGGTGAGCTGCTGAACCTGGCCGCGCTGGTATACGACAAGCGGATCAAAAAGACCACCGTGAATATCAGCAGCCAGATCACGGCCGTGATCTCCCTGAACAAAAACGATGGTCTGAAAATCGAAAAAAAGAAAAAGACCAGCGAGGCCGCCGAAATCTGAGCGGGCCAAGCTGGCCAGGAAAGTGAGGACAACCATGGCAAAGGCAGAGAATATGCCGCTCAGTTTCCGGATCTGCTTGATTCGTACAAGAAAAGCGAAGGGCATAACCCGCAAGCAGCTGGCAGAGATGATCGGCAGAAGCTATCAGGTGGTGGCCAACTGGGAAAACGCCAACAGCATGCCGTCGCTGCGGATGATTTACAAAATTGCGGATGCCCTGGGAGTGAGCGTGCATGAACTCATACCAGAAAAAGTGAAGGAGGAATAACCATGGCCAAGCCCTTCAGCCGCCTGCGCTTTATGCTGGCGGAAAACGACATTGACAACAAATTTCTGGCCGATCGGCTGGGCAAGCAGCCCCGCTATGTGTCAGATCGCATGACCGGGAAACGGTCCTGGACCATCGAAGAGGCGGTGCTGATCTGTGACCTGTGCCACATCCCGCTGGCCCAACTGCCGGAGTATTTCTGTCAGGCCGAGTTGGCTGCCCGCCAGCAGGCCCCGGGAAAGCCCGCTGCGGTAGTCCCCTACCGGCGCGGCGCGTGAGGGGGTGCAGATGTGTACTACATAGAGCAAATTTGCACCACGGACCAGATGGTGCGCGTGACCATCCACCCGGAAGAAATCACCAGGCCGCTGATGTACCGGAAGTACAAAAAGGCCACACCGGGAAACCCGCTGATGATCGAGCGGCTGGACGGCTGCATGGTTTATGTGGACGCCTGCGAGACCTGGGCGGAAGCAACAGAGCGCGCCGGAGAGCTGGCACGCCAGAATGAAACCGTGTATCAGTTAGGGCCCGGATTGCAGCAGCGCGGCCGCCGGCCGGAGCAAAGCGGACAGCAGCCGCAGCGCAAAGCATTGGCCGCAAAACGGGGGTGGACACGATGAACAAATACAACCCCCGGCGGAAGAAGGACTACCCGCCATGCGATCCGGAGAACTGCGCCAGCTGCACCCGCCCGGCGGATATGTGCCACGGCGGCCCGAGGGACTACCGGCGCACCCCGTACAAAGAGCAATCGACCAGGCCGGGAACGCGGCCGAAGAAAACGGACAAGCCGCCGCAGCTGTGCAGCGGCAGCAGAATGGGGGGCCATGTCATGGCCCTGGACTACCTTATATAAAAAGGAGCAAAAGCGAAAATGCGTATCAAAATGAGAAATTGGGTCATCAAAATGGCCATCATCGTGCTGGTGAATATCCTTTGGCAGTGGCGTCGCCAGGATGTGACCGATAAGGATCTGGGCGAGGGCGTTTGCACCGTGGTGATGGAAATGCTGGCAGCCAAAAGGAGGCGGGCCAATGCGTAAACGAGAGATCATGGCCAAGCTGCTGAACCATCTGCTGATTGCGGCCGGGCTGCTGCTGGTGCTGGCGGTATTTTTCGGAGGCGTGTGGCTGGCCGAGATGGCCACCGAGCGGTGGCCGGTGCCCATGGCCTGCGCCGGGCTGGGCCTACTGCTATGGTTCTGCTGGAGAGAGCGGGGGCAGGGCCGGTGACCCGGCAGGAATGGCTTCAGGGCCAGAGCTGGTACAGGCGCTGGGCGGCCAGGGTGGAAAAAGCCTGGGCCGAGGGCGTGCTGGACCACACCCGAGAGCCGGACGCACTGGATTGCACCCCAGCGAAATACGGGTACCTGGTCCCGCTGACAGACCAGGCGGCGCTGCAGGCCTACGAGGCAGAGAAAAAGCGCCTGGGCCTGCACGGAGGCATGAGCGATCCGCAGCGCATGTACTGGGAAGACCGGTACATATCGCAGAAGCGGGCAGAACAAAAAACAGCCCCGTCCAGCTCTTGACCAGCCGGGCGGGGCAAAACAATAGGCACTCACCTATTTATAAGGATTGTACGGCGGTGCGCCGCAAAAGTCAAGGGCCGGTGGCCCTATGACCGCCTTGTGATAGGTATTAACAAATCGGACAGGGCGGTGTGAGAAATGGAGACCAAAAGCAAAAGAGCGGACCGGGACGGGCCGCAGAGGTTGACGAGGGCAAAGCCCGACCGGAACCAGACCACGGGAAAGACCAAGCAGGACGGGAGGCAGCACCCCAGCTATAAGCCATATGACTATGAGGCAGCATTCAGCCACACCATGGACATGCTGGACGAGGCCGAGGCCATGCGGCTGATCAACGAGCTGCGCTGCCCGGTGTACGCCACAAAGACCATCAAGGCCGGAACCAAGATGGACGTGGAGGTCTACCCGGAATATACCCGGCTGCCTGCCGAGATTCAGCGGGAACCGAAAAGCCGGGAGGCCCAGCGGAACCTGAACGACGCGAACAGCCGAAAAGCCTGCGAACGGCTGGTGAATGCGAATTTCACCGAGCGGGACTGCTGGTTGACCCTGAGCTATGACGATCTGCACCTGCCGGATTGCATTGAGCGTGCCCAGAAGGACGCCCAGAACTGGATCAAGCGGGTGAACCGCCGCCGGGCAAAGCTGGGCCACTCCACTGCACGGTATATGTACGTGATCGAGCACGGCGAGAGCCAGAGCAAGCGACGCCGGGTGCGCTGCCACATCCATGTGGTGATGGATGGCGAACTGCCCATGGAAGAGGCGCTGGCCCTGTGGACCTGCGGGCAGCGAAACCACGCCCGGCGGCTGGCATTTGACGAAAACGGACTGAGCGGGCTGGCCCAGTACATCACCAAGGACAGCACCACCGCCCGAAAGAAGTGGTGCGCATCCAAGGGATTGCGCCGGCCGGTGGAGTACAAGAACCACCGCACCTTCCGGCGCCGCCGGGTGGAGAAGCTGGCCCTGTCCCCCAGCATGATGTGCGCCGAAATGGAAAAGCAATACCCGGGATACTGGTTTATCCGCGGGGATGTGCGGTGGAACGGATTCAACGGGCAATTCTACCTGAGCGCAAAGATGCGCCGCCGCGCGCGGCCGGGCGATCTGGTAAAACTGAGCGGCCCGGCGGATGCACTGGCGCAGATCCCACCGGACACCACCCGGCGGCTGGGCGCCCGGGAACTGCTGGTGGTGGACACGGACAACACCCCGGGCCGGGAGACAGTAACCGTAAAATACGGGGCGCACAGGTACATATTGCCAGGCCGGGCGGCAGTGGTGGTGCAGATCGCGGAACATGGAAGGAAGGATAGACGATGAAAAAAAGAGTAGTTTTTGGCATCAACACAAAACAGTTTGCAATAACCCCGAGCGTCGGGATTGTAATACCCAGATATGATTACTTGTTCAGAATTGCATTCATCTGGGGGCCGTTCTGCATGAGTATTGGGTGCTGGAGGGTAAAAACCGATGAATGAAAACAGAAAAACCGAAGACGGTGAACAGCAGGCCGTAATGGAGTGGGCCAAGCTGATGGCCAACCGTTGGCCCGCGCTGTGCATGCTGTACCATGTGCCAAATGAGGCAAAGCGCAGCAAGGCCACGGCCGCAAGAATGGCCCGAATGGGCCTGCGGGCAGGCGTGCCGGACCTGTGCCTGGATGCCCCGGCGGGCAAATATCACGGTCTGCGCATTGAGCTGAAGGTGGAACCGAACCGGCCAACCGAAGAGCAGCGGCGCTGGCTGCGGAATCTGAGGGTAAGCGGATATTTTGCAGCGGTATGCTACAGCGCGGCCGCAGCCGAAGCCCTGATCTCGGACTATCTAAGCCTGCCGGAGGGTCACCCACTGGCCTGGGAAAAGTACATAGACCCAAAAATCGGGTATCTTGTCATGAAGTGAGCAATTGCAGATGAATGCAAAGGAGAATGAGCAATGTTGAACGAAGTAATCAAAAAAATTGAAGCCCAGCAGGCAAAGCTGGGCGAGTCCCCTGCCTACTGGGTAGGTGAGCAGCTGAAAGACATGCTGCGGGCAGAGCCGTGGAACGCAGATCTGGTGGCCCGGGATCTGGATGTGCCGGAAATGGCCATCACGGCCGTGGAAAAGAAGATCAAGGCGGCAGCTGACAAGAACAAAAAAGGCAATGTGGGATTTGTCGGCCCCATGGAAGCGGATAAAATCATCCGGGAGTTCTACGGCTTCCGCCCGTCGGAAGAGGGCCACTCCCCTGCCCCGGCGGATGAACCGAAGAAGAAAAAGCGTGAAGCCATCCGGCTGGAAGATTTCATGTGAGGGAGGCGGGCTGGATGATCTGGAAAAAAGCTGAGCTGGCTGCACTTCCCTGCCTGGAGCCGCCGAAAAACCGGAACAACGTAATGAGTCCGCTGTGGACAGCGGCTATCGTAGATTACCAAGGAGAGCAAATCCTGCAAATCGAGGTATTTGAACATTCTGGCGCCCGAATGCTGCGGCACTGGGTTGCACCGGGATGTGAAAAATACATATCCCTGAGAGAGAACGGAACCTGGAGCAAGGCGTTGTTAACGTCACAAGAGCCGATTGGAAACCCGATCTATATAGAGCACATGCCACAGGAAAACAAGCAGGCGGACGATGTGCTGACAGAATGGGATAAAGGCCTTGGAAAATGGAGAAATCCGCTGCAGGAACTGGCAGGCAAGGAGCAAAACAGCTCAGCAAATAAACGGTGGACACAGCGCAGAAATAGAAAAGACCGGGCAATGGAGCTGTTTTATCAATTAAAGTCGGAGGATCTGGAACCTTCCCCGCAAGTGCGTGCCGCTGCACGGGAGGCAATCAAAGATAATTGGGGCGCGAAGGGATGGATGCTTTACTGGCCATACAAAGTCAAAGAACCCATCACCGGATTGTGGTACAAGTGCCAAAAAGGTTTTTGCACAGTATGCAAAGCTCAAACAGAGTTGTGGCCAGAGGATGTGCCGGAAGGGGAAAAAACCATTGGCCATTGCCCGATCTGCGGAGAAACTGTAAGATTCTGCCGGTCCTCAAAAGCAAGTCGCGCAGAAATCGCTGTGAAAACAGTGCAATTCCAGAAAGCTTCCACCGGCGCTGCGCTGGCAGTGCAATATCTGACAGGCGTATGGTACAGCGTGACGGTGCAGGGGCGGGAACGAAAAATCGTAGAGCACCAGAACACACAGGCTATTAACCTGGCAATCTTCGATGCAAAAATGACCGTATCAGTTTCAGGTTGCGAGGGCATGCGAGGGGGCTGGCAGTATACCGGAAACTGGCACGCAGAGGACAGCATGATAGAGTTGTGGGGAACCGTGCTGCCTATTCGATGGCAGGAACTGGTGGGAACTCCACTTGAAAACAGCCATGTATGGGACTATGCAAAAACTGCGCACCCAAACCTGATCCGGTACTGCGCACAATACATGAAATATCCCGGAATGGAAAACCTGATGGGTTCCGGGCTCATAAAGATTCTGGACGATTTGACGATGGGCTACAAAGTAGAAAGCAGACTGATAGATCGAAAACAAACCAGCCCTGCAAAGATGCTGGGGCTGACAAAGCCGGAACTGGACAGAGCTCGAAACGAGAAATGGGGATTGCGGGAGCTGGGTGCATACAAGTGGCTGCGAGATCGCGCACTGCCGGTGGATGTTGATGAAGTGAGGCACTGGGCCTACTCGAGAACGGACGGGAAGATGGCCGAAGTCATCGCCGCCTGCGCCGGAGATAAAGCTGGCGAAAAAATGCTGTATCAGTACATAAAGCGGCAAGCAAGACGGTACGGACAGCATGACACTTGGGTAGCATCAATCTATGTGGACTATATCCAGTTTGCGAAAAAACTGGGATATAACATGGACGACCTGCAAAATAGATACCCGCCAAAGCTGAAAGAAATGCACGACCGGATGAGTGAGCAGATTCAGCAGCAAAAAGATTCCGGGTTGAACAACGGGATTGCAAAAGTGGCCGCAGCACTGGAGCGATTCGCCTGGGAGAAAAATGGGCTGTTTATCCGGCCGGCCAGAACGGCGGCCGAACTGCGCAACGAAGGAAAGCTACTGCATCATTGTGTTGGAACGTATGCGAAAAGCTATGCCGAAGGCAGAACAGCGTTGTTTTTTATCCGGCGGACAGAAGAACCGGAAATCCCATATTACACGCTGGAACTCCGGGAAAGAGACATGACCGTGGTGCAGAACCATGGGGACCACAACAAGCCGCAAACACCGGAAATAAAAGAATTTGAACGGAAGTGGCTGGCCTGGGCCAAAAAGCAGGAAGCCGCCCGGCGGGCCGAAGAGAAAAAAGCCAGACTTGCAGATGACTGCAAGAAAAATGAAAAGGAGCATGCAGCATGACCGAAACAGAAATGACAATCGACAAAACCAAACTGGAGGCCCAGGAACTCCATGTGCAAATCATGGCCAATGGACAGCTGGCCGCCTCTGCTCTGTTGGAATTTGCCCGGGGTTTAAAAACCATGCGGGACAAGCGCCTGTATCAGGCGCTGGGATATGCAGACTTCGAAACCTATGCAGAACAGGCCGTGGGCATCCGGCAGCGGCAGGCTTACAACTACATCTCCACCCTGGAACGGTTGGGGGCCAAATACCTGGAGGAAAACGCCGGGTTGGGCATCAGCAAGCTGCAGCTGCTGGCCGAGATCCCGGCCAACGAGCGCGAAGCCTTTTCCGAAGACAATGATCTGGCGGGCATGAGCGTTGCCCAGATCAAGGCCAAAATCAAGGAAGCGGACGACCGGGGGCAGCAGCTGAGCATGCTGGGCACCGAACTGGCAGACGCCCAGGCCAGCGAACAGACCTACAAAAAGGCCATGGAGCGGCTGGAGGCAGAGAACGCTGAACTGTCCAGGCAGTTGGCAGAAAAGCAGGTTGAACAGCCGGAATCTCCCCAGGCGGAACTGGACGCAGAAACCATCGAAGCAATTCGGCGCAAGGCAATCGAAGAGACCAAGAAAACCGAAGCTGCTGCCCGGCAGGAGCTGGAGGACAGGCTGACCAAAGCCAAAGCCAAGGCAAAGGAAAAAGCTGCAGCAGCAGAAGCGAAGGCAGCCAAGGAAAAGGAAGAGGCTGTGCGTAAGGCCAGAGAAGAAGCTGCGGCAAAGGCCAAGGCAGAAGCTGAAAAAGCTGCAGCTGATCTGCTGGCCCAGCGTCAGGCGGAAACTGAGGAAGCCACCCGGCGTGCCGAAGAACTGGCCAAACAGCTGGAACTGAATGGGCTGGAAGGTGCGACGGAGTTTAAGCTGCTGTTCGGGCAGCTTCAGGCGGCGGCCGATCGGATGGCCGATATTGTGGACGAACTGCGGGAAGCCGGGCACCAGGAGAAGGCCGAAAAGCTGAAAAAAGCCCTGTGCGGCGCATTGAAAGCACTGCAAGAGCAAATGGAGGGATGACATTGACCAAAAAAGAACTGTCCCAGCTCTACTACCTGCGGCGGGAAATCGCCCAGGAGCAACGCCGCTTGAAAGAGCTGGAGAAGGCCACAGAAACCGGCAGCGGAAAAATCACAGGGCTGCCGCTTATGCGGGGTATGACGGCCCCGGCGGAACTGGTGGCACAGATCGCGGACAGCCGCGCGGTGATCAGCGCCAAGCTGGAACTGGCCGGAGTGGAATACAATCGCCTTTGCCGGTATATTACCGGCGTAGATGACAGCCTGATGCGCCAGATTCTGACACAGCGATTTGTCGAGGGAAAAAGCTGGAGGCAGGTTGCCCGGGCAATCGGTGGCGGGAACACAGAAGACAGCGTAAGGCAGGCGTTCCACCGGTACATGAAAAGTTGTCACAAATGTCACGACCAGACATGATAAGCTACAAGTGCAAGCAGATCGCTTGCACTCACACATACGCTAGCCTGCTCTAGGGAAGGCCGCTGCTCCCCACAAGGAGGCAGCGGCCTTTTCCGTTGGTGTGCCGGCACAGGAAATACCGGCGGGTGGGAACGGGGAAACAAAAAAGGGGGGGGTGGGGTACTGTGTCAAACCCGCGCTATTCAAATGGAGCCCTTCGTAGAAAATACCGGGCCAGGATGAAAGCTACGGGCGGTGAATGCGGTATCTGTAAAGGCCGCCTTGGCCCGATTCATTATGATGAGCCATCTGATGCGGCACATCCCCTCTCGTTTGTGATCGATGAAATAAAGCCTGTCTCAAAATGGAGACAATTTGGGTATTCATCGGCACGAGCGGCGGCGGAAGATTGGTCAAACCTGCAACCTGCGCATTACTTCTGCAATGCGCAGAAAAGCAACAAAACGGAAGCGTTGACAAAAGGCGGAATCAAAATCAAAAGCGGTCCGGTAATCAAGGACGGTGAATGGTGAGAGGTGGGGAGGGTCCCCCCGTAGTCAGGCGGGCGACTCCTCGCCGTCCAGCGCCGATTTACACACAGGAAATTTTTCAAAGGGTGGTTGACTATGAAAATGAAGAGCGTAACCGCCCGAGGGGATCGGTTGAAACAGCTCAGGACACTGGCAGGAGTATTGGCCACAAATATAGATTCGTGTGATGACGCACGGGCATTGCCGGCACTCGCTAAGCAGTATCGGGAAACCATCCGGGAAATAGAAGAAATAGAAGGAGTTGAGAGCAGTGGCGACGAGATCGGCGAGATCCTCGCAGCAAGGCAGGCTGGCGGGAAGCCAGGAGCCGTCCGAAAGAATCGCGCCGCCATACCGAACCAGTGACGGAATGGACGCCGCAAACCTGTTGAGTGTTGGCGGCACAAAGCTCGACCCATGGCAGTGTGATATTTTGGATGACTGGATGGGACGGGACGCAGCAGGGCGTTGGTCCGCGCCTTCGTGCGGCGGCAGTGTGCCGCGCCAGAACGGAAAAAGCTTGCTTGTACAGGGGCGTTCCATTGCCGGGATGCTCATGTTTAACGAATCTGTTATCTATACAGCGCACCTCCAGAAAACAGCCACAGAAACGTTTGAAGAGATGCGAGATTTCTTTGAGGGGGCAAAGCTCCGTCGGCATGTGGCCGAAATAAAGACAGCGCTGGGCCGGGAGCAAATCATACTAAAAAGCGGCGCGCGGATCAAGTTCCTGGCCCGCACCCGCAACGGCGGTCGCGGCCAGCATGGCGACCTGCTGATCTTCGACGAAGCCCAGGAACTGGACGAAACCGCGCAGGGATCGTTTCTACCTGCTATTTCCGCCAGTATAAACCCGCAGACCGTCTATGTCGGGACACCGCCGGGGCCGGATGTAACCGGCACAGTGTTCCGGGAACTGCGACGCCGAGCTCTGGATGGTGAATCTAAGCGAACTGCATGGTTTGAATTTTCCGTAAAGGAAATCGGTGATGTGAAAGATAAAAAACGATGGGCCGCTACCAATCCAGCACTGGGGCGGCGTATCCAGCTTTCTACCATTGAAGGTGAGGTGGAACAGCTTGACCCGGACACCTTCGCCCGGGAGCGTCTTGGATGGTGGAGCCCTGCCCCCGCTGAGCGGGTCGATTACGCTATTGACCGTGACGCATGGGCCAAATGCGTTAGCGACGAGCCGAAGCCGGATGGCAAGACCGCCTACGGAGTCAAGTTTGCTGCAGACGGCAGCATGGTATGCCTGTGCGGCGCGGTGATCCCAAAGGACGGCCATGCCAGAATCTCCATCATTGAAATGCAGCCGGGCGGGCGTGGCCTTGCCTGGCTTGCCAAATGGCTGAACGAACGGTACGACAAGGCCAGCTGCGTGGTCATAGATGGGCGCGGCGGGGCCGACGTGCTGGTGGACAGAATCCGGGATACATGGAAATTAAAAGACTCTGTGGTGCGCCCCTCCGCGAAGGATGTGGTCGCCGCCGCAGGGCTACTGGTGAACGCCGTGAACGAAGGCGGGCTGACATGGTACCGCGCGCAGGACACGCTGCAGGAAAGCGCCGTCACCGCCGTAAAGCGCCCTATTGCAGGAGGATTTGGCTTTGGCGGAGAGAGCTGCATGCCAATTGAAGCTTGCTCCCTGGCATTGTGGGGAGCAAAGACAAGTAAACGAGACCCAACACGGAAAATGCGTATCGGATAAGGAGTGAACCAATGACCGCACTGAACTTTGGCACTGTGCATGGGCTGACGCCGGACGAACAGCGCCAGCTCAATGAACTGGCCGATGTGTACCAGTATCACCAATCCAGTAACGAGGTCAAGAACAAGTACTATGAGGGACACGTGACGCTGAACGACGTCAACCTGGGAATTGCTATCCCTAACGGGATGCGCAGGCTTGAGGTGGGCTGCAACTGGGGCCAGAAGGCAGTGGACGCATTGGCCTCCAGAAGCATGTTCGACGGCTTTGTGGGAAGCGGTGAAGCTGCAGATACTGTGACGAGGCTTGTAGCAGCCAACCGCCTGCTGGCGGAGTACGGCAAGGCCTGCCGGGATGAGTTGAAATACGGCTGCGTGTTCGCCACGCTTTCCGCAGACAGGAAGCTGGGCTGCCGCATCCGGTTTCACTCCCCCGCCACGTCGGCGGCGTTGTGGAGCGGTGAAAAAGGCCGCATTGATTGTGGAATCGCCATCATTGACACTGTACCGGATGAAAAATATGAGGGCACATGGCGGCCCCACATTGTCAACCTTTACACCGATGATGCTGTGATTGTGATCACTTACAGAAATGGAGAATGGTACGCAGAACGTAATCTACACCAGATGGGACGCCCGATGATGGAGCCGATGATCTGGAACGCCACATCCGGAAAGCCATTTGGCCGTTCCCGGCTGAAACGAGCGGTGCGTGCGCTGATTGATGACTATATCCGCATTGTGGCCAATGCCACAATTGCTCTGGAATTTGATACCACCCCGCAAAAATACCTGCTAGGTGTAACTGATGAGCAATACGATGCGGTGATGTCGGACAAATTCAAGCAGTACGTGGGCAGCCTTCTAACATCCACCAGTAACCCGGAAACCGGAGAAAATCCGGAATTTGGGCAGTTGACGCAGGGAAGCCTGCAGCCTCATGTGGACAAGATGCGAATGACTGCCACCCAGTTTTCTGCCGCCACGGGTCTGACCATCACCGACGTTGGTATCGTCAACGACGCGAATCCTACCAGCAGTGATGCAATCCTTGCCCAGAGCCAGACACTTGTGCTTATGGCGCAGCAGCTGAATACGGGCAATGGGGATGCGCTGAAAACCATCATCCAGATGGCGCAGGCCATTGCGCGGGACGTGCGCCCGGATGAACTGACTGCAGAGGAACGGGATGTCATGCCGCATTTCAAGAACCCGGCCATGCCCAGCGTGGCAGTAACGGCGGACGCAGCCATCAAGATCGCATCCGCACGGCAGGAGTTCGCCAGCACCGACACCTTTCTCGAGATGATCGGATTCGATCAGGCGGACATCCAGCGCATCAAGGCACAGGAACAGCGGGTGCGGGGGCAGCGGCTGCTTGCAGAGGTAGACAATGAAGGTAACGGAGAAAACATGGGTTGAGTACATCACCAGGCTTTCCGAGCTGAACGAGACGGCTGGACAGAAGATGGCTGACTGCGTCGCAAAGCACGGTACCGGGGACACCGACGCGCTGATTGCCTACGCGCAGGCGCTGGTTCAGAAATACGGAGAAGGCAGTGCTGAGCTGGCCTGCCAGATGTATGACGCAATGGCCAAAGCATCTGGCGCGAACGTGCCCCCGGCGGAGCCTGCCGAGCCCGCAGACTACGGCGAGACCGCTCGCATGGTGAACGCCACCATGCAGAGCCCGCCGCAGCTGCAGGGCGGAGTCAGCCGTCTTGTGAAGCGGGCCGGGGCGGACACCACACTGAAAAATGCCATCCGGGACGGCGCAGAGTGGGCCTGGGTACCGCATGGGGACACATGCCCATTTTGCATTACCCTGGCGAGCCGGGGCTGGCAGAAGTCCAGTAAGAAGAACCTGAAAGGCGACCATGCCGAGCACATCCACGCCCACTGTAACTGCGAGTATGCCATCCGGTTCAACGGCAATACAACCGTGGCCGGATATGACCCGGAAGAGTATCTGGCACAGTACAACGCCCATGGCGGAGATATCAACGCCATGCGGCGCGCACAGTATGCAGAGAACAGAATCCAGATAAACGCTCAGAAGCGCGCGGCGTATGCGGAGAGAAAGTTGCGCGAGGGCGGCGCGACGGATGTTCTGGGCGAGTACCTACGGACGGCAACGCCCGGAAGAGGCTCCATCACATACGATGAGGGTTATAACCGCACGCGCCACGCAGCCGAAATAAAAACAGCACAATGGCTGCACGATACTCTCGGCGGCGACATTGTGCTGTTGCAAGAAACAGGAGGATTGTTTGAAAAAACGCCAGACTTCTTGTGGCGTAACAAAGGGTGGGAACTCAAAAGCACTACTACTGAAAAGTCCGCAGATAGTGCATTGAGAAGTGCACTAAAGCAAATTCAGGACAACCCAGGTGGCGTAATTTTGAATTACAACGATAACGACGTTGAGATTGATGCCGTTCTGGACACTGTGAAAAGGCGCTTGATACGTCAAGAACAGTGCAACGCAGACATTCTGATTATCCATCGCAACGAACTCAAGGCTGCACTTAGATACAAAAAATGAGGCTTTACCACCCCCACCAGAACGGGCGGAGGGGAGCCTCAATTATTATATACCACGCGCCCGCACAAAAGTCAAATTGGCTGAAACACGAATTTTGAAAATTGATACTACCATGTACGATTTTCAGTGTGTGCGCTTTTGCACTCAGCTGCAAAAGCGCTTTATATGTCAATCTTACCCGCAGGAGGGTAAGGTAGGCAGTTATTTTGCCAAGCGGCAAGGCTTAAAGCCGCACAGACAGGCGGCGGCGACCGCCTCACCAAGCCTATCTGAACCGAAAGGAGTACATCTAATGAAAACAGAAGAACTCAAAGCACTTGGGCTGAACGAGGAACAGGTGCAGAAAGTGTTTGCTCTGCACGGCGCGGACATCGAGCGCCAGAAGCAAACCATCACCACCCTGACCACCGAGCGAGACGCCGCCCGGAACAGCCTGAGCGAGGCGAACAGGAAGCTAGAGGGTTATGACCCTGACTGGAAAGCAAAGGCAGAAAAGGCCGAGAATGACGCCAAGGCGCAGGTGGCCGCACTACAGAGTGACTTCGCTGCCGAAAGCGCTGTGTCCGGCGTACGATTTTCCAGCGAGAGTGCCCGTAAGGCGTTTTTGTCCGAACTCAAGGCCAAGAAGCTGACCCTGCAGGAAGGCAAGCTGCTGGGATTCGATGATTTCCTTGCCGATTACAAGAAAAGCGACCCCGACGCTTTTACGTCCGGATATCCGAACGTGAAGGACGGCGGGGATCCCAACAACAAGCCTGGCGCAGCCGCCCGTGACCAGTTCGCAGAATGGTTCGGCCAGGTCATGAAGTAAAGGAGAAATAATATGGCATCTGTTGACATCAACCGTACTACCACTATCTCCCTGCCGACTGCTGTGTCCAGCGACATTTTGCAGAAAACGCAGGAATCTTCTGCTGTCATGAGCCTTGCACGGCGGATCACACTGCCCGGCCTTGGCGTGACCATCCCGATCATCACCGGCGACCCCGAAGCCGGTTGGGTCGGCGAAACCGAGAAAAAGCCCGTTAAGCGCGGTACCCTGTCTACCAAGGTCATGCAGCCCTACACGCTGGCGGTCATCGTCCCGTTCTCCAACCAGTTCCGGCGTGATGCTCCTGCCTTGTACGATGCGATGGTACAGCGACTGCCCGGTGCGCTGGCAAAAAAGTTCGACGCTACCGTATTTGGCGCATACGATGCCCCCGGTTCCAATTTCGATACCATGAAAAACTGCACCGCACAGAGCATCCTGACCGATGCTTATGGTGGCCTGGTTGCGGCCGATGCGGATATCGCAGCCCATGACGGCATCCTGAACGGTTGGGTGCTGTCTCCCCAGGCCAAGGCCATGCTGCTGACTGCCGTGGACGGAAATAAGCGCCCGCTGTTCATCAACAGTGTGGCAGACGGTGCGGTTCCCATGATTCTCGGCGCTCCCGTCAAGCAGAGCAAGGGCGCATACATCGCCGAGACTTCCTCTGCCGACGCCGTGGTCGGCATTGCCGGTGACTGGACGCAGGCAGTATACGGCACTGTGGAGGGTGTGCAGATCGCCATTTCTGACCAGGCTACCCTGACCGACGGCGGCAGCACCATCAATCTGTTCGAGCAGAATATGTTTGCCGTGCGCGCTGAGATCGAGGTGGGCTTCCGCTGTGACACCACCGTGTTCAACAAACTCACCGGCAAGGCAAAGACTGGGGGCTGATGATGGTCGAATTTATCAACAGACTGACGGGGACGCGGATATTTGTGATCCCGGAGCGAGAGGCGGAATATCTCGCGGCGGGGCACACCCGTGTGGCGGATGCGCCCGTCGAGCCACCCGGCGGGGACATCCCGGCGGAACACCCCGCCGCACAGACCGTTGCCGAGCCGCCCAAGGCGAAGGCCTCCGCAGACAAACCCGCGACCAAGACCTCCCGTTCGGCGGCGAAGAAAAAGCCTGCCGACAAGCGGAGCACCCCCGCAAAGGAATGAGGTGACGGTATGCGCTATGCAACGGTAGAGGATGTAGAGGCCGGGTTCCGCACGCTGGAAGACAGCGAGAAAACGCTGTGCAATGCACTGCTGGATGAAGCGGGCATCGTTATCGACGCCTACAACAAGGAGGCTGAAGAGGAACGCAAGCGCCTGGTCTCCTGCCGGATGGTGCGCCGCCAGCTGGATGCCGGGCCGGGCGCGGCGCAAAATGCGGTCGCTTTCCCCATGGGAGCGTCACAGGGGTCGGCCTCGGCTCTGGGCTATTCCCAAACCTGGACGATGTCCGGCGGTTCGGTGGGTGAACTCTACCTATCCAAACTGGAAAAGAAGCTGCTGGGCGTCGGGGACAGGATCGGCACCCGCAGCCCTTTGGAGGACCTGACTGTATGATCCATGGAATCACCGTACGCTTGTACGAAAAGGTGCAGACTGGCACAGACAGGTTCAACTCGCCCGTCTATACCGAAACGCCTGTAGATGTGCCCGGCGTGCTGGTGGGCGAACCCGCCACCGAGGACATCGTCAACGACTTGCAGCTCTACAGCAAGCATATCGCCTACACGCTGGGCATTCCCAAGGGGGATACCCACAACTGGGACAATGTGACGGTAGAGTTCTTCGGCCAGAAGTTCCGCACATACGGCGGCGTTACCCAGGGCATTGAGGATATGATCCCGCTTTCCTGGAACAAGAAAGTAAAGGTGGAGCGATATGGCTAAGGTCATAATCAAACTGAACCGCGCAGGCGTGCGGGCTCTTTTGAAATCACAAGATATCGCAGCTGCCTGCGAGAAAGTTGCAAAGGCAGAGGCGGCCAAACTTGGGGATTCGTATAAAACAAATGTATATCAAGGTAGAAATCGAGTAAATGTATCGGTTTATACAGAAGACCCGGCGGCTATTGCGGATAATCTCAAAAACAACGCCTTACTAAAATCTATGGGCGCTAAGCAGCCACGAACCGGAAAACAGGTAAAGGGATATTGGAGAACAGGCAAAAACGGTAAAAAATTTTGGGTGGAGCCGTACCAAAGGAGAAAATGATGATCGAGCTTGTAATTCTGAATTATCTGGCAGATCAACTGGGTGTTCCGGTTGGCATGGAAGTGCCGGAATCCACCGAAGGGTCATTTGTGGTGCTGGAAAAGACCGCCGGCGGAAAAAGAAATTATATCTGCACGGCGGTTTTTGCAATCCAGTCTTACGGATCCACACTGTTTGAGGCCGCAAGTCTGAACGAGCGGGTCAAAACCGCCATGGATAGCCTGATGGTGCTTCCTCAGATTTCGGCATGCCGTCTGAACAGCGACTACAATTACACGGACACCCAGTCAAAACGGTACCGCTACCAAGCGGTATACGATATCACACACTACGAATAGGAGGACATATGGCTGAAAAAAACAATGCGCAGAATGTGACCACTGGCAAGCCGAAAATCGGCGGCGCCGTGTTTCGGGCTCCTCTGGGCAGCACGCTGCCCACGGATGCTGTATCGGTATTGAATATAGCCTTCAAAAACATGGGCTACATCTCTGAAGACGGCGTTACGAACGCCAACTCCCCGGAAAGTGACAACATCAAGGCCTGGGGCGGCGATATCGTCCACAGCTACCAGACCGAAAAGCCTGATACATTTACGTTCAAGCTTATTGAGGCGTCTAACCCTGAGGTGCTCAAGGCTGTATATGGTGACGGAAATGTAACAGGTACCCTGGAAACTGGCGTCAAGGTGACGGCAAACAGCGCCGAGCAAGCGGAATGCTGCTGGGTGGTGGAGATGATCCTGAAAGACGATGTGCTGAAACGAATCGTGATCCCCAGCGCAAAGCTTACCGAGCTGGAAGAAATTGTGTATTCGGATCAGGACGCTGTAGGCTACGGGATCACCCTCACGGCCACGCCGGACAACGAGGGCAATACCCATTATGAGTACCTGAAAAAAGGAGGGGGTGACAGTTAATGCTGAAAGGAAAGACAAAATCCGGGTTTGCGTTTGAGATCCAGGACGAACGCCTCAATAACATGGAACTGCTGGATGCCTTGGCAGAACTGGATGCAGGGGACAGCACACGGATCAGCCGAGTGCTCAAGATGCTCTTTTCCTCTGAGGAAAAAAGAGCTCTATATGAGCATCTGCGCACCCCTGTGGGAACGGTACCAATCGAAGCGGTGGTCGCTGAGCTGGAAGAGATTTTTGCGTCGGGCCAACAGGCAAAAAACTGATGACCCTCGCCCGGATGATGGCGATAGACCGGGACGCCTTAGTGTGCGATCTGGCGGAGGTCTATGGCATCCTGGACTACAAGGCGCTGCCGGTGCCTTTGCTGGCGGCCTTGGCATCCGGGTTGAGGGACAATTCCCGCATCAAGATGAAAATGAACGGTCAGCAGATTACCGTGGATACGATGCTGCTTGCAGCCGTAGTAGATTACCTGGCCGTCTCTGTGTGGATACGCTCGGAAGATGCTCGGAAGGGACGAAACTGGCCACAGTCGGTGCTGTCCATGCTGACCGGTCAGGTGCAGGAGAAAACGGGAGAGGGGTTTGCCACGCCGGAAGAATACGAGCGAAAACGGGCCGAGATCATAAAGGGGGGGCGGCATGGCAACTGAACTGGCAAAGGCATATGTGCAGATCGTGCCGTCTGCCCAGGGGATCACCAAAGGAATCGAGGGAGCGATCGGATCCGAAGCAGCAAGGGCGGGCACCGGAGCGGGCAAGACGTTCGGATCCGGGCTGGCGAAGGCCGCAATCGGCGCGATATCCGCTGCTGGCATCGGCGCGGCGCTGGGCAAGGCCATCACCGAGGGTGCAGCCCTGGAACAGAGCATTGGTGGCGTGGAAACGCTGTTCAAAGGCAGCGCCGACACCATCAAGAAGTACGCAGACGAGGCATACAGAACCGCCGGCGTCAGCGCCAACAGCTACATGGAGCAGGTGACCAGCTTTTCGGCCACCCTGCTGCAAGGCCTTGGCGGGGACACCTCTGCCGCTGCGGAGTATGCCAACAAAGCAATCATCCAAATGTCGGACAACGCTAACAAGATGGGCACCGATATGTCCTCCATTCAGATGGCGTACCAGGGCTTTGCAAAAGACAACTATACCATGCTCGACAACCTTAAGCTCGGTTATGGTGGCACGCAGTCCGAAATGGCCCGGCTGATCAACGACTCCGGCGTGCTGGGGGATGCCGTCAAGGTGACTGCCGAAACGGTCAAAGATGTGCCGTTCGACCAGGTTATCGCCGCCATCGGTGTGATTCAGGACAACCTGGGAATCACCGGCACCACGGCAAAAGAAGCAGCGGAGACGCTGTCTGGCTCGGCTGCATCTATGAAGGCGGCCTTCTCCAACGTGCTGGGCAAGCTTACGCTGGGTGAGGATATCAAGCCGGCCCTAGAATCGCTGGCACAGACTACTACCACCTATCTGGCCGGGAATCTAATCCCCGCAGTTTGGAATATCCTGAAAGCCCTGCCCAGCGGCCTCGCCACGTTTGTCCAGAGTATGGGCACACAGCTGGCAACCCAGATGCCGGCACTAATCTCCGAAATCCAGACGGGTCTGATGACGGGCATGCCACAGCTGATCCAGAGCGGCATTGCAATGATTCAGCAGCTTGGTCAGGGTTTGGCGCAGGGCATACCGGAGTTGCTGGCTCAGGCGATGCCAATGCTTGCCGACTTCAGCGGTACCATCCGGGAGAACTTCGGAATGCTGGTGGATGCCGGTATCGATCTGATCATGAACCTTGTGGATGGACTGATTGCAGGTCTGCCGTCTCTTATTGAGTATGTGCCGGAAATCGTCTCGAATATCGCCGGACTGATTAACGACAACGCACCCAAACTGCTGTTTTCGGCAGCGGAAATTATCGCAAAACTGGTGATGGGACTTATTCAGAATATTCCTGTGATCATCCAAAATCTGCCGAAAATCATCAAGGCAATCGTGGATACGATTATGGCGTTCAACTGGCTCCAGCTGGGCTCTACCATCATCAAGGGCCTTGCGAACGGTATCAAAAATATGGCTACCAGCCTTAAAGATACCATGAGTGGTACGCTGAAGGACGCAGCCAATGCGGCAATGAATGCCATCAAGAGTTTCCCGGCTAAGGCTGTGCAGTGGGGCAAGGACATGATTTCAGGCTTTGTGCATGGAATCACCAGCTCTATTGGGAAAATCATTCAGGCGGTATCCGGAATTGCCAGCACGATTGCGGGTTACCTGCATTTTTCCCGGCCCGATGTTGGTCCCCTGCATGAATACGAGACATGGATGCCGGACTTCGTGGACGGCATGGCCACCACATTGACCAGATCGGCAGGTCAGTTGCGTACCGCTGCCGGTGGCCTGGCCAGGTCCGTTGCGGGGGCAATGCAGAGCCCGTTACAGGATATGCAGGACGCCTTCTCGGCTGTACAGTCAAAAAATCTGTACCGTGCGCTGGCTGCCCCGGCAGCCACCCCCGCCCCGGCGGCTGCCGAATGGCCGCGAGCAGGTGGAGGTGACATCAATATCAATGTGTATGGCGTTCCCGGCCAGTCGGCGCGAGAGTTGGCGATGGAAGTCGCCCGCGTTTTGCAAGACCAACAGGAGCGTCGGAAGGCGAGATTTGCATGAGGCGAGACTATTTTATTTTTGGCGGCGTGAACAGCCTGGATTTTGGCGTTATTCTGCAAGAGGCTCCGGTGGAAAGCCTGCCGGAGCCTGAAAATGAATATGTGTCGGTACCGGGGCGCAACGGCGATCTGCTGCGCCCCGGAGGTCGCTGGAAGAATATCAAGGTATCCTATTCTGGGGCCATCGTCACAAATTTTGCCGAGAATTTCGGTGCATTGCGGCAGCGGATGTTGTCACAAGCAGGGTACCAGCGCCTCGAAGACACGCTGCACCCGGAATGGTACCGAATGGCGGCACTGTCCGGTGGTGTGGATCCGGCATTAACGCCATACAACAGGGCTGGCACGTTTGCGCTGACCTTTTCAGCAAAACCACAGCGCTATTTAAAAACAGGCGAGACGCCAATCCAGGTTGAGACGGGACAGACCCTGCACAACCCCTGGATGCCAGCGTTGCCGCTGATCCGTGTCACAGGCAATGGCGACGGGCAGCTGGTGGTGGGCAGCAGCACAATCACGATCACCGGCTTGGAAGGCGGCATCACCATTGACAGCGACACCCAAAACGCCTACGATGACGCACGCAATCTCAATAACAGCATTTCGGTAGTAGGCGGATTTCCGACGCTGAGTACCGGGAAGACTGCTGTTTCTTTTTCCGGTGGGATTACCGCCGTACAAATCACCCCGAGGTGGTGGACAATATGATTCCGATTCTTTTTCCACCTGGCGCGGTGGAATTCAAAACACAGGGGCTGGGAGCGCTATCCGATGCAATCTCATGCACAGTAACAGAAGAGCGAAACGGAGCCTATGAGTTGGAGATGCAGTATCCCATGAGCGGCCTGCATTTTGATGAAATTACAGACAGGTGCATCGTCTATGCAATCCCCAGCCCTTACCGGTTGCCGCAGCCGTTCCGGATCTATCGCATAACAAAGCCACTGGACGGTGTGTGCACCATCTACGCACAGCACATCAGCTATGATCTTTCCGGCGTCCCGCTGAACCCGTTTACAGCCAGCAACGCCCCGGTGGCCATGGCCGGCTTGCAGTCAAATGCAGCAGTAGTCAGCCCTTTCAAATTCTGGACGGATAAGTCCACCGCCGCTGCATTTTCTGTGGAGGTCCCGTCCTCAACACGATCTGTACTCGGCGGCTCGCATGGCTCTATCCTTGACGTTTATGGTGGAGAGTATGAGTGGGATAGCTTTACCGTACGCTTGCACGGTCAGCGAGGGCAGGACAACGGCGTGGTGATCCGGTATGGGAAAAACCTGACGGACATCGAGCAGGACCGCAATATCGCCAGTGTGGCCACCGGAATCTATCCGTACTGGGCCAACACCGACGGCGATCTGGTGATTTGTGACCCAAAAATCGTGCCTGCCCAGGGTGCCTACGATTTTACCCGGGTGGTGCCTGTGGACTTTTCCCAGGATTTCCAGGAGGCCCCGAGCCCTCAGGAGCTCAAAGCAAAGGCCGAGCAGTACGTCACAGCGAATCAGATCGGCGTGCCGAAGGTGAGCATTACGGCCAGTTTCGTCCAGTTGGAGCAGTTTGCTGAGTACGAGGACCTTGCCCTGCTGGAGAAGTGCGACCTGTGCGACACCGTGGCGATCCAATTTGAGCGGCTGGGCGTGAACGCAAAAGCCGAAATCGTTAAGATTGAGACGGATGTGCTGCTGGAACGCTACAACAGGGTGGAAATCGGCGACGCCCACACCAACATTGCGGACACTATCGTCGACCAGGGGCAGCAGATCCAGGAGAAGCCAGGCAGCAGCCAGGTAGAACAGATTGCAAACAGCATCACAAATGCTATTTTAGGCGCTAAGGGTGGAGCGGTGCGGATGCTGGACACCGATGGCGATGGCACGCCTGACACGCTCTATATCGCGGACAATCCCGACCCGGCCAAAGCCAAAAAGGTCTGGCGCTTTAACTATGAGGGCTGGGGTGCAAGTTCAAATGGTTACAACGGCCCGTTTCCGGTGGCTGCGAGCATCAGCGATGGGCTGTATGCGGATTTTATCACGGCCGGCACACTCAATGCTGCTCTGGTCAAGGTGATCAACCTGATAGCCGACCATCTGACCAGCAGCAGCGGAACCTACATGCTGGACATTTGGGCGGCCGTTATGAAGCTGATGGACGGCGAGAATCAGCGCGTGAGCATCTACACAACTGGTGTCAAAGATAGCGCCGGTATTGTGCAGGTGTTTGCCGGTACCCAAACCGATGACGGAAAAAAAGATGAAACCACGAGGTACAGCTATTTGTACCCGTACAGTATTGGTGTTGGCGAAAAACAAGATGGGACATACGAAGGCGCGGTCCATGCGGGCTCCGCTGAATTTTCCGGCGCGGTCAATGCCGGCAGTCTGGCGGCGTCTGGTACGGTAATTGTGGGGCAGGACATAAGCGCAGGAGGAAGCGTCACAGCGCAGGGTAACATCCGCACGGAGGGCACCATCCTTATGCGGAAAGTGGCGCCAATCGGTAACAATGAGCTTACTGTGGACTGGGTGCGTGTGAACACGGCTGACGGCGGCACGGCTTGGGCGCTCTGCGGAATGTAAGGGGGATGCATAGAAAATGATTACTCTGAAAAACGGGGTGCAGCTACCCGATGGGGCGGTGAGGTACACCCGCACTGTGGCCATGGACGGCGACGCCCCCTGCGCCCCCATCAAGGTGGTGCAGTACGACAACCGGCTACCAGTAGCAGCCATTACACTGATTGCCAGTGGGACGGTGTACAAGCCCCCCGACGGTGCCACTGTGAAGGTACGTATGCGCAAGCCGGATGGACACGGTGTGTACAATGATGCCCTGGGCGTGGACGATGCCGGCGTTGTGTATATCACGATCACCCAGCAGATGGCGGCGTCGGCCAATACCGGCAAGATGGTGGTGGAAATCAGCACCGAAGGCGGTATCAAGTGCTCGGACGTTATTGCTGTGCAAATTGAAGAAAACCCTGTACAGGAAGGCGAAATCGAGAGCAGCGACGAATGGCTTACCCTGTTGGAAATCATTGCCCAGGTGGAGCAGCTGGCGGAGCAGGCGGCCGCATCCGCGTCTGCTGCCAAAACCAGCGAGACCAACGCGGCGGCCAGTAAGGCGGCGGCTGCCGGAAGCGCCAGCGCCTCTAAAACCAGCGAGGCCAATGCTAAAGCGTCGGAGACAGCTGCCAAAACCAGCGAGACCAACGCAGCATCCAGCGAGACCGCTGCCGCATCCAGCGCCAGTGCTGCCAAGTCCAGTGAGACTAACGCAGCCAATAGCAAGACCGCAGCGGCTGGCAGCGCATCAGCAGCCAAGGCCAGCGAAAACGAGGCCGCGAAACAGGCCGCGCTCGCAAAGGATTACTTGGATCAAGTTGCCTCTATTACGCAGGGGCCACAGGGTCCGCCGGGCGAGACCGGCGCACAGGGCCCGCAGGGCCCCGCTGGCCCGGCAGGCCCCAAGGGTGACCCGGGATTTTTCAAAATGGATGTGGACGAAAACGGAAACCTTTCAGCATACTACGGCGCGGGAGAGCCCCCTCCCCTTTCCATCGAGGACGGGCATCTGGTTTATACCTTACAGGATGGCCAGAAGCTGGATCTGGGCAACGTGACCGGCCTTCGCGGGTCTACCCCGGCGCTGGAGCTGGAGGAAAACGGCAACCTGTATGTGCGGTACGAGTAACAAAGGAGGATGAAAGATGGCAGAACGGCAGCTTTTAGGTAATATCAAAGGCCCCAAGGGCGATACCGGCCCTCGGGGCCCGCAGGGTGAACGGGGTGCGACCGGCTCCACCGGCGCACAGGGACCGGCCGGCACCCGGGGCAGCACCTGGTACACCGGCACCGGCATTACCGGAACCAGCACCACGGGCACCGTATTCTCCGGCAGCGGCGTGAGCAGTGCAATCGCTGGAGACATGTACATGAACAGCAGCACCAACAACGTGTACAAATGCACATTGGGCGGCGCTGCATCGGTGGCAAAATGGGCCTATGTGGCAACTTTGAAAGGTGCAAAA